GAACAGGTACAGGCACGGGTACTGGCACGGGTACTGGCACGGGTACAGGTATATCATCTACCACTATATCTCCTTTTACATTCACGCCAACAGACGTAACAAGAACAGATGCTGCAGCAGATTTAAATTTAGCGATACAACCAGACGCCGATATTTTTGCAGCAACCCCAGAAATTATAAGAGAAAGTCAGGCTATTTTAGCAACTGACCCAACTAACCCAAGATACAATGATGCATTTAGAAATGTATTTGAGTATCAGTCAGAGCAAGCAAGGCAAGATCCTTTTGGTCAGGTCACAGGTTACGGTATAACGCCAGGAATATTAGGACAAACTGGAGTTGAGGCTTTCATGCCGCCGTCTATTGGTGAGGGTCAAATACCAGAGGGAAGCTTTACAGCGGATTTAACGCGTAGCCTTACTGATCCTAACTATGATCCACAAGGAACTGTGTTCAGCCGCGCTTTGGGTGACGTTTTCGGCCCCACTACCCCACAAACTCAAGCAATGCTTGATGCTGAAATAGCAGCCAGAGCAGCATCTTCTGAAAATTCAGCGCAGAGAAGGGCAAGTGAACTTTCTGGATTGATACAGTCAGTTGGTGGTCAGGAACTGCTAGACACTGGCACGCAACTAGCTGGGGATCAGACAATGGCTCTTGAGCGTCAATTCGGTACGCTAACAACGTCAGATGTGGTGGATCAGGCTAATTTAGATCAGCAAAGCATACCTCTTGGAAAGGGCGGCCTTAAAGACACTCGCAAGGTTTTAGACAAAGCAGCGCAAGAGGGTAACTTGGGTGCTTACGTGGATAGCTTTATGGATAAATACGGTGGCGATCTAAATAGATTCCAAGATAAAACGGGAATAAGTAGCGCAGTTATGAAAGACATAGAAAAAATCGCAGCAGCGAAAGGATAGTAAAATGGGCGCAGCAGCACCAGCACCAACAATGGCAGCACAACCTGCAATGCAAGCAGGCGCAACGTATCAACCTATGCCAATGCAGCCACAGCAGGGTTTTAATGTAAACCAAGCAGCAGCAGGGGCATTGCAGGGTGCATTAGGTGGTACGCAAAGAGCAATGCAAGCACCTCTTAATGTTGGCGCATATATGAACCCATACACAAGCCAAGTTATTGACAGAACGCAGCAAGACATAGAAAGGCAGCGCCAGTTAGCATCTCAGCAGCTAGGCGCAAGAGCAACCCAAGCAGGCGCGTTTGGTGGCTCAAGGCAAGGTGTTGCAGAGGGTGTGCTTGCAGGTGAGTTTGGCAGAATGGGTGCAGATGTTGCAGCGCAGCAACGTCAAGCTGGATACGGACAAGCGCTAGACACTGCAATGCGTGATCGCGCTGCACGCGCTGCTGCTGCAAGTCAGCTAGGTCAGCTTGGCGGTCAAGCATTTGGCATAAGCAGAGATATATCACAACAGCAAATGCAGCAGGGCTTAATGCAGCAAGCGCTAAATCAACAGCTTATAGATGCTGCAAGACAGCAATACTTGGGCTACACAGGATCACCAATGGCCTCACTAACTGCACCATTGGCAGCACTTGGCGTTGTGCCTAATCAATCCACAACCACGCAATCAAGGCAGCTAGGCTTGTTTGATTATCTTAAATTACCGTTTATGGCGGCTGGAATGGGGTGATAGAAATGGCAATACCACCAAAAAACCTAAGCTTTAGCCCAGAAGATTTAGCAGGTCAGGAGCGCAAAGCAAAAAGACAGGACCAAGCAGGTGCTTTTGCAAGCTGGCTTAACAGCATGACTATAAGACCAGACCCTAACCTACCTGCACAGCTACAGGCTGCTAGGGGTGAGAGGGTAGAGGGCTTACGCAAAAACCGCACAGTCAATATGCTAGAGCAAGCTGGGCAAACTGAGTTAGCTAACTTGGTCAAAGCTGGCACACTAGATGCAAAATCTGCAGCGTCACAGATGTTTCAGTTGGCTGCAGAGGAGAGACAGTTTGCGAGACAAAAGGAGTTGGCTGGGCTTAAGGATGATAGAACTGCTGCAATGAAAGAATACGCTTTTGCTGCAAGAAACCCCGATTTTGCTAAGTTTTTAGCCTTAAAAGAACCTCCAGAAACACCTGCTGGTTTAAAAACTTTAGATACTGAGTTTGCAAAAACATTGGGTAGTGCATCAGGTGCACAGGCTTTAGCGACGGCGCGTCAAGACGCGGCGGCTATCTCTAAAGTTTTAAAAGAACTAGAAAGCGGTGAGGAGCTTACTGGCCCAGTATTAGGAATTATGCCCGAAAACATACGTGCAATTCTAAATCCTGATAGTGTTCAAAATCAACAGCTTGTTGAGGGCGTTGTTCAGAAAAACCTACGCGCTATTCTTGGTGGACAGTTTGCAATGAAAGAAGGTGAACAGCTTGTTAAAAGAGCTTATAACCCAATTCTTCCAGAAGAACAAAACGCAGCACGTTTGCGTGCTCTATTCTTATCTCTGCAAACAGCCGCCGAAAACAAAGCGGCAATGGAAGATTACTTCCGCAAAAACAATTTTACATTAAAAGGGTACGAAGGGCCAATGGGTGTTCCTACTATGGCTGAATTTGAGGCTGCAATGGACACAGCAGCACCGTCAGCAACACAGGGTATGACTACAATCAACGGATATACAATAGAAGAAGTTAAATAATAATGGCAACTTTTCTTATAACCGCACCAGATGGTAAAAAATATAAAGTATCTGGGGAAAATGCTGAAGGTGCTCACGATGCGCTTATGAAAATGTTGGGAGAGCAACCTCCAGCTACTCAAGCTGATGGTCTTGAGGTGGGTGTGCTTCAAGACGTAGCTCAAGCTGCTGGTAGCGGTGCGGTAAGGGGCGCTATAGGCACGGCAGAACTTCCTGAGATGCTAGCACGTGGAGTTTTAAGAGGTGGTCAGGAAGCGCTTCAATACTTTGGGTATGATGTTGGAGAAGACATTCCTGTACTTCAAACGGCAACTGGTCAGGCTCTGCGAGATTTAACAACTCTTGATGATTATGAAGCGCAGACTAGAGCAGGCAAGTTTGCAGGCACAGCAGCAGAATTTGTAGGCGGTGGTGGGGCGCTTGGAGCAGCAGGCAAACTGGCAAAGGTAGGGGCAAAAGCTACTGGCTTAGAAAAAGCTCAAAAAGCAGCGCAAGCAGTAGAGGCGGCTGGACTATCTAAACAGGCTTTAGGCACAGCAGCAATTGCTGGATTAGGTAGCGAAGCAGCAGGTCAGGCTGCTGAAGGCACTAGAGCAGAGGGCGCAGCTAGATTTATTGGCGCATTAGCAAGCCCAGCAGCCGCATCTCGTTTTATAAATATGCCAGCCCGTGGGATAGACGCATTTATAAAGCCTAAGCAATTAGCAAAAAAAATAGATACTGGAAATACAACGGTAGACACTGTTGTTGCTCAATCTATTAGAAAGCCATCTGTAGAAAATTTAAGAACCGCAAAAAATACTGCATACAAAGTTGCAGATGATGCTGGAATTTCTTTTAGCTCTGAGCAAATGCAAGGCGTTGCGGAAAATGCTAGAAACACACTTTTAACTGGCGGCGCTGGTATGACAAAATTTAACCCTAATATTGATACTCATATTTCAGAAGCTTTGACGCGGATAGACGATGCTGCAACAAAAACAAGCTTACGTGAGCTTGATGATTTAAGGTCAGAAATTTACGATATTTACCGTGTTGGGCAAGGGGGCGGTAAGCGTGCATATGATTCAAGAATGAGGGTTGTCATTGATGAGATTGATGACTTAATAGAAACAAATTTGCAAGGCAGCAGACTTCTTGAAACTGCAAAGCTTGCTAATAAGAGATACAAAAAAACTGAACTCTTGCGCGATGCTATGGACAATGCTGAAATATCAGCAAAGACAACTTCTTCTGGAGACATTGTTGCTGGTTACAAAAGAGCTATTGGGAATATTCTTAAAAGCAAAAAACAAAGCAAGTTTTTTGATGATGGTGAGCTTGATGCAATGAGGGCAATACTAGACGGAACTGTTTCAGATGATGTTCTTAAAAAACTAGGAACTTTTTCTCCAAATACAAACGGCCTAATGAGGGCGATAACAGGAGTTGCGGCATTTATTGAGCCTACTAGTTTAGTAGTTGGCGCAACTGGACTTGTTTCAAAGTTTGCGTCTGATGTGGGGGTCAGGATGCAGCTTAGTGACTTAGATAGATTACTCGCAACAGGCCAAACCCCAGCAAGATTTAGGCCAACGAGAGTAGCCCCTGTTTTGGGTGCTACGCAAGAGCTTAGACAGGAGCAATAACATGCAGCCACAAGAAAAGACTAAACGTGAAATAGAGGGCATATTACAGGATGCTATTGCACAGGCTGTAGACTTTGTTGAGAGCGAAATTACGCAAGACAGAATAAAGGCACAGCGTTACTTTGATGGTGAAGTAGACATTGGCTATGAGGATGGCAGAAGCAAGGTGGTTGCCACCAAAGTTAGAGATGTAGTTCGTGCAGTCAAGCCCAGCCTGATGAGGGTGTTTATGTCTACTGGCAGGCCAGTTGAGTTTGTGCCGCGTGGCCCAGAAGATGTAGCTATGGCAGATCAGGCCACAGAATACATGCATTACGTGTTTAACCAGAATGACGGGTATCGCGTGCTAAACGATGCGTTTCACGATGCGCTAGTAAAGAAAACAGGCATTCTCAAGGCATATTGGCAGACCAGCTATCGTGCAGAGATATTTACATACACCAATCTGACTGAGGAAGAATATACGCTTATCGTGTCAGACGATGACGTAACTGTGTTAGAGCACACCATGACCGCCAGCATGAGCATGGATGACTTTGGCACAGAGGTAGAAATGCCCATGCATGACTTAAAGATCAGCAGGCAAATGCCAGAGGGGTGCATGAAGCTTGAAAGCGTACCGCCAGAGGAGTTTTTCATTAACTCGCAGGCACGCAATATAGATGATGCATATATCGTAGCGCACCGCACAGAAATGCGTGTGGGTGAGCTAGTAGAAATGGGCTTTGATTTTGAGGAAGTCGTAAACCTAGATGGCCTATATGGTGCATCTGATATATCTGAAGCAGAGGATATAGAACGCAGGGGCTATTCTCAGGATGACTATGAGGATCAAGAGGGCGACGCTTCAATGCGTTCTGTAGCTATCACAGAAGCCTATATGAAGATTGATGTAGATGGCACAGGAATACCTGTGCTGCATAGGTTCATCTGTGGCGGTACTGGATACAAGCTATTAGACTTAGAGCCAATTGACCATATCCCATTTGCAGTGTTTGAGGTAGACCCAGAGCCACACACATTCTATGGCAGAAGCCTAGCTGAGCTTGTGATGGATGACCAAGATGCAGCCACAGC